AACTACATCAATAGATGCCTGTGCTACATCATCTCCAAATACAAAATCTCTTTTTGATGAACCATCACCCCAACATACCATTTCCTCACCTTCTACATTAAATAATTTCCAAATGTTAGAGGATATTACCGTTGCATCTTGCGCAAAATTATCGTTTGTTCCATAGATGTTAGAAGGTCTAATTACAGTCCAATTATCCCAACCATACTGAACTCTTAATGAATCCAATGTAAGTTCTCCCATTCTCTTTGTCCAACCTGGATGCCAATCTAAACGAGATGGGGTTGATGCCCAAGTTTCTTCTTGATTCCAAGTATCTTCTTCATTCATTACATCTGCTGGCTTATAAACTCCAACCGATGAAAGATAAACGAACCAATCAACCTTTGCATCAAACGATGCTTTAATCATATTGGTATTAAACATCAACATTGGGAATAGATAATCAGCAGGACAAGTTGATGACCTTGCTGGTGAGCCTTTTACTCCTGCTATATGTAATACAATATTAATATCATCTAACTTAAACAAATCCTCACAATGTGAAAGATATGTTAAATCGGTTTTTACCAATTCCAATCTATCTTGATATTGTCCCTTTAAGAAATTTAAATTTTCACTAAATCTTAAATCTACTGCATATACTTTTGCAGCATCTTCTTCTAAACATTTTTTAACTGCTGGTAATCCTACCAATCCATTTGCTCCCGTAACCAGAACGGTTTTTCCTTTTAATTCCATTTTATTTTTATTTTGTTGTGTAATCTATTTTTATTTTTTCAAATATCTCATCAAAACACTCATAGTTTTCAAATGAGTATATATGCTTTTGGTTATATAATAATATATCAATTATTGAATAATACCAATTATGTAATTCCTCAATTGGTATATTTTTTAATTTAAGTAATTCTTTTTCTAAAAGTAATATTCTTTTTTTAGGGTCTATTTCTGAATCGTAACTCTCATCTATAAATGGTTCAAATGTTTTAAAGCCCAGCCTCTTTAATTCTGCTAATGTTAGATAATCACCAAACACCAAAAATGGTTGTAGATTTGAAATTGGTTTAAATATTTTTTCTGAAAGGAAAACATTTGGTCCAAAAAATGTTTCAGTTACTAAATGAAAATATGAATCCGCATACCATTCTTTTTTATTATTTCTAACTCCAAATGCCTGTTTCTTATCAGATGGAACTTCTTTTGTATCATCTTCATACGGTAATAATGATTCTAATTGTGTTGTATATTTTTCAATATTTTCAAAGGTGTCATCATATACATTTGTTACGATACTTTTTAATTTATCTTTTTCTAATTGTTGTATAAATGTAAATAACCCATCTTTTAACAAATCATATTTTAATGCAAAATACCCCATCATAGTTCTTTGTGGTTTTTGCATTGTTCTATTTGGGGATAAAAATTTATGTTTTCTAATTTTAGTAGAATCCAAATCTTTTTCTTCAAATAATTCACACAAATACCCCAAATTACCAATCATTGGAAATGAATTTATTTCATCTGCGTATCCTCTTATAAATAAGTGTCCATTGTATATTTTTATTTTACTATCAGAATACATTTGATAATATTCAGAAAATTTACTTCCTCCTAAAATTATAATATTGGAACTATCAACTCCTAACTCATTTAATTGAAGTTCAAATTTTCGTATATTATTTGAATCATATAACGGGTCGTGTATCATATTTACCAATATCTTCACTTTACCCAATTTAATTAAATCAAATAATTCAGGTTTTATAATATCTTTTAAAAACCAACTATATTTTGTATCATTTAGTAAAAAATTGTTTTCACAATGTAGTGCAGAAAGTGTATCTTTTATTTCCAATGGATACACATATACAAAATCATCATCTTTAATTTGATTAAATGATACTATATTTTTAGGAAAATTTCTAGAAAAATAATTAAACAATTCCGAATGGTCAAATTTAATACTCTTTTCTTCCGATTGATATTGGAGCACCTGATACCAATCTAGTTTTAAATTATTTTTTAAAATATGTTGAATAAATTCCATAATAACAGGATGCATCCCATTACCAAATGGTTTTAATTGTCCTTGTTCAATATACCAATCGGTATATATTATTTTAAAATTTGAACCATGTATTGCATTCATATTAATATCTGTATATTTTTTTAACACTATTCCCTACATAATTGTTATCGTGAAAGAAACTTTCAAATAACAATTCATTTTTTATATAATCTTTAGTACACATTAAATTAAAAATATTATCTGAACTTTCTGGTGATATATTGTAATTTATATCGTTATTTATCATATCATTTACAAAATTTTTAATTCCATCTACTATTTTTATTTTATCACTAAAATATTTCTGATTGTGTGTATCTGCTTCGTTTACAAACTCATCATTAACAATATCGATATATGTTCCAACTTTATCTGTAAATACTGATTCAAAAAATATAATATTGTTTTTAAAATTACATTTTTCAAAATCATAAAAACCTTTTGTATTTTTCAAATCTATATTTCCTTTATAAGTCATATATCTACCTTTTAAATCTAAATCAAATGTTTTTTGTAAATAGTATTGAGTAGTTCCCTGATACCCACTATCAATCATATATACATTTTTACATTCTCCAATCGTATTATTAATATATTTTTTATATGAATCTCTTAATAGTTTGGCTTTGCCTAATATATCCGGAATACATAAATTTAAATTTGGTAATCTATTTAAAGTATCAATTTGAATATTAGTTTCTGTAACATAATTTAATCCAAATCTATCTTTAATCAATTCAGATAAAGTGCCTTGATATCTATGTAAATTAAATGATTCGTAGATATCATCTTCAGATACAAATGAAGATAGTGATGATAATTTTCTTGATGTTTTAAAATAAATTGAATTTGGTAAATTATATTTTATTTTAAAATCTTGATATAATTGATTAAGAAAATATCCTTCTCGTGAGTTAAATAAAATCAAATCACCATCTTTTATTTCATCTTTCAACCAATTAAAATAGTTAAATAATAATGGTCCAAAAAAGATGTAACCAAGTTCTTCTAATGATTCTGGATTTTTAACAATATGACCCATTATAAGTAAACTTTAAATGAAGGTATGCCAAGTGAAATCCACAAATCAATTATTTCTTGTTTATCATCAAACGCACAATACACATCATCTTTGATAAAATCATTGTACATTTTTCGTTTTAACTCTACATCTTTAATATAATGATTTTCTTCACCTCGCATGAACAATCCATCATATTTAACTCCATGCATTTCTAACCAATCCTGTGTAGAATTAAGTATCATTCGTGGTCTACTAGTTAGTATATAAATTCCATAATCATTATATAGGTGATTTATAATATCAATCATAGGTAAGTTAGGCCTATCTGATATTACATTTTTATAATCATATAAAACATCCCAATCGATACTATTATCAGATTTGGTTGCAAGTGCATACCTTTTTTTATTTATTGAAAGAGTATTATCTATATCGACTATAACAATCATTTTCGTAAACCTTGTTCTTCATAACTTACAGGTACTTTTATTCCTGTATTACACCCATTACAATTATCGCAAAATGTGATATATCCTAAATTTGTATATCCCAAATCGAATTTTATAAAATCTTCTTTTGATATTGTTTTTAAATCGACATAATCATTTTCATTTAATGGAAATAATTTTGTAAGTACTGCTGATGTATTCAAATGACAATAATAAAACTTACCATCGTTTAAACCTCTAAATGGTGCCGTACAACTATCAAAATGTTTAATTAATTCATCCGTTGGTAAATTGTTTTTAATTCTTAAATCACCAAAATCATACCATTCAATTTCAGTTCTAACATAGTGATTTATATCCCATTCTTTTAAAGTATTAATAACTCTTAATACTTTCTTTTGAATATTTTCTAATTTATCAGTATAATCACTAACACTTAAAATAACATCATTATTTTTTAATAACTCTAATGTGCTTTCTTTAGGTGAAATTGTACCATTTGTTGTAATTATAAATTTATCTATTTTATCTATATGTTTAGATAAAACATGCTTTATAATATCCTCAATTTGTGGATGTAAAAATGGTTCACCACCAACTAAATGAAACACACTAATATAATCAGTAATATTAAAAAATAAATCTATATCAGATTTAATTATTTCAATATCTCTGTGATTTGGTGAAACATAATGTGGCATAAACATATTACAATATGAGCATGCTAATGTACATTTTTCGGTAACTAAAACATCCGTTTGAAATATATGAACCATATTCTTATACTGTAATGGCCATATAGATGCAATGTGTTTATATGTAGTATAATCTACTTTGTTTTCTTCCAAATAATTTTTATAGTAATTTTTATAAACATCAGATGTTATAATTACTTTTTCATTTTTATTTAAATCAAAATCATCAATGTGAATTAATGGAATACCGCTTCTATCTATTTTAATATTTTTTGATTTTCTAAAAAACTTACTTATTTCATCAATATTATTTAATATAAATTTATCTTTAATATTATGGTCTACAATATATTTTATTTTTAATCTATCATTCCCCAATAAAAAATCCATAGTTCTAATGAATTGGACACACTCTTTACTTGCACCAAATAGTACATATTCCTTTTCAGTATCCCATTCAGATATGAAGTTATTAAAATCGTGTAAATTAGGATTGTATAACATATTAAAATACTACCCATTTACCACTTCCGTAGTGTGGATATTTTGATTTATATTCATAATGAATTACATCGGATGGAATATCTTTCTTTGTATTCCAAGTTGCTTCCGTTGGAGTGTAGGTTGAAACCGCATTATCTTCTACTATAAAATATACGGGTAAATCAAAGTTTCTAGCATATTTATGAACTTCATAAAATATACCACTTTCAAAACTCATATCTCCAACAAATACCCAAACCTTTTCATCACCACCTTTTTCTTTGATTCCCATCGCTACACCTAACGCAATCGATAAAGTACCTCCAACAATAGCAGATGCATAAAATTTCTCATCTATTTTACATAAAGTAATTGATTTACCATTCAATATTTCATTTTTAATCCATTCAGGTGAAATACCATGTAATAGTGCGTGATAGTGAGACCTCCAAGTTGAAAATACCCAATCATTAGCAGATATTCTTTTAAATATTTCTATGAGTTGTTCTTCATTACCATTTGATAGATGTATAGGTCCTCTGATTTTACCGTTTTCCCACTCTTCCACTATATCATTTTCAAAGTCAATTAAATCCTGTGGTGTGAGTGTAGTATCTACCTCATTTAAAGTTTTATATTGTTCTAAATTTTGTATCATTATCTATCTCTTTTTTGTAATATTGGATTATTTGTTGGCCATTCCATCTGATATTCGGGGTCGTTCCATTTAACAACACCTTGTTCGTCAGCATCGACATAACCGTCTTTATAAAATAAATTATAGTGAAACATACAATCGGTTAATGCATAATGACCATTTGCAAAACCTGGTGGAACTAATACTTGATTTCGCAATCTTTCTGAAATAATATACGATTCCCAATCTCCATAAGTAGGTGAATCTTTTCTCATATCTAATACAACTAAATAGATATCACCAACTGCTGCTTGAACTAATTTCCAAGTCTTATTATCCCAATGCAATCCTCTCAATACTCCTTTATAAGAACGAGAAAATCTTCCATGTACTTCACATTTACTATCGATATAATCGACTATTGGGTGTTCAATTGAATGAAATGTTGTCCATATTTCACCTCTATATTCTCTAAATACAGATGGTTGGAATGTTGGAACTTCATAACCAAATTTTTTCGATGGAGTAATTTGAAACTCATCCCATTTACTACTCATATTATGTATTGTTTGCGTACCCTAATGGAAACCCATTTCTAAACTCTGCTCCCATTTTTGGAACAATCATTTGATATGCTTGAATTAATTCTTCAATACCTCTATCCAACCCCCACTCTGGCACCCATCCAGTTTCCTCTAGCTTTGCGTTAGAAACTATGTAATCTCTCTTATCGGGGTCTTCGTAATAATCGTTGTATGCTACGGCAAAATCCTTTACGTGGGATTGAATCTTTTCTAATAATTCTTGCTTTGAAAGATTAGCATTACTCAACCCTACATTAAATACTTGACCTTTATATTTTTCGTAGTTTATAATCATAAATAAAAATGTAAATGCAACATCTTGAATGTGAATAAAATTTCTCTTAAAGTTTTTTTCAAATACTACGATATATTTATCTGTAATTGCTTTATAAACAAAATCGTTTACCAATAAATCGGTTCTCATTCTAGGTGATACACCAAATACAGTTGCCAATCGGAAAGTGATTGCCGATGTGGTTGCTCTTAAAAAAGTTTCAGCATCACACTTTGTTTGCCCATACACTGATATAGGTGTTAGTGGTGAATCTTCCGTACATTCAGTTTGCCCAACCCCAACACCGTAACCACTATTTGTGTTTGGATATAAAATCTTTTTATCCTTTGCAAATTTTACTATGTTACAAATTTGGTCAAAATTGATTTCCCTTGCCAGCTTTGGGTCTGCTGCACACGCAGGAAACCCAACAATTGCAGCTAATGGGATTATCACATCGGCTTCATTACACAATTTTTGTAAAAGAAATTCATTACGAACATCTCCATATATAAATTTGAATTTAGGATTTGAAGTATATTGTAATAATGACGTTTGGTTAAATAATAGTTTATCCAATACCACTACCTCATAGTTTTGTTCCAATAACATATTAACTAATACAGTACCTAAATAACCTGCACCACCTGTAACTAATATTTTCATAATTTTAGAAATAAATGTTCTTTTCTATATAAAATTGAGGATAATTTCCACTAAAACTAACATCCCACACTTTATATCTATTGTAATGATTAAAATCACATAAAAATGCAAAATTATTTCTATATGGATAATCGTAATTTAATTTTCGTAAATCATTATAAACTATATGTGAATAATCCGTTGCGTAGTTATCGATAAAATCTTGAATTTCTTCAATTTTTAATTTTTTGTTTAACACAAATGCCATTTCAAACTCAAAATCTCCAATACATTGATGTTCTTCTGGACCAATCATACTCCCACACCCAAACCAATAGAAAGAATGTTCGTATTTCATCTTTTCACCATCTTCAAATGCAATAGTTCCTACTAATTTTCCATTTTTATAACATTTGATAGTTCTTTCCAAAAAATGGTCACAAATCATAGCGTACTCATTGAATTCGTTAATTTCTTCTGGTAATAATCCAGTAAAAATTTGTTTTGCGTACATTTCAGTTCTGCCATCTTCAGTTTTTTTTGAAAACCAATATGTAAATCCAATCGAAATAACTCCCAAATTATCTTTATAAGCAGAAATACCTGAATGCATTCCATTTCTGGCAATTGCAAATGATTCTTTATTTGTAATTACGGTATCAGGAAATACTTTAAACTTTACGAATAAAGAAAAATCCTCATCCATATCTTTATCAATTCTTCTTGACACCGCATATCTACTTTCCGGCAAAACGAAAAATATACTATCTTTGTTTACTCTTAAACTCATATTTTTATTGTTGAACAAAAGTGATAAAATTCTTCTAATTCAGGGAATGTTTTACAAAAATCAGTTCCTCTACGTTTATCATGATTTGAGAAATATTGATAAAAACTATATCTATTTTTCATTTGTTGTGTTGCATCCTGCGGAGAAACCATCCAATCATAAATTCTTTTTACTTTTTGAACCTCAACATCAGAATATCCAATATGTTTTGGGTCAAATGATGGTGCCGCATAATATGTAATTAGTTTGGCTTGGTCCGTAATATGTTTAGCGTAATCAAAAGGAAGTACCTGAACCGTCTGATGTAGCGGGTATCGTAAATATGATGAATCTAAAAACACTGCAGAATTCCAATATCTATCGGTAGATGCGTATACATCTTTTAATGTGTAAATATTATGAATTAATTGTTCATAATTAAAAACACTTAACGCATTGTATGTAGACATGAATGTTATAATAGTTCTTGGACATTGTGTAAGAATTTTATTTACGTTATCCCAAAATTTATTGAATTCTAATCCAGTACGAATGTATTCTGCTTGCTCACCCCACGTATCCGTAGATGTAAATATTACAATTTCTTTTACCCTACCTTCATCCTCTATTTTTTTTATTTTTTCAATTAGTTTATCTATTAATTTATCAGGAACTCCTAAATTTGAATTAATTGCTAATTTTAATTCAGTATTTGGGTTTGGATGATTTAGAATGTAATCTAATACACCCCAAGTATCCTTTGACATTAACGGTTCACCACCAGTAATTCTAAAAGTGTGTAAATCTTTGTATAAATCAGGCCACCATTTCCAAAATGCTTCAACATAAGGATTATATTCTTTGTTTGGGATGGGTAATTTATCTTCATTTTTCATCCAATCAACTGAATTGAAATTGTCTAATGTTGGATACGCTCCAAATTCTTCAATTTCTTCCATCCATTTTGAACTGTATGCAGGACCACAATAGGAACATTTAAAATTACACGCATTTGAGAATGCAACTTCTACATACTTTGGATTAAAATCTTCTCTCCAATCAGATTGGATGATATCATTTATAAATGGATAAGACCAACTTTCACCTGATTTAAAAACTCTATCCGAAAAACGGTCTGAATTATCTTCCACTTTCCAACAATAATCACATTCGGTTGGTCTTGCTCCTTGTAACATTTCTTTTCTACGAAGTTTTTTGTATCTCGTATTGTGAAGTGCAGATGGATTTCGTGCAATTTCCGTTTCTGAAATTTTATGTGTTTGAGGGTGGTGACATGAGTGGTTATGCCCACTTTGTAATTGCAATGTTACCTGCGTCCATTTAGCGGCACACATACCTGGACCAACTGCATCTAACTCATCTTTAACTCTTAAATATATCGGATTTTCCGAATAACTTTTATCTTCTGCCATATTTTTATTTTAAACAATGAACATTTATTAATTTATGTTTATCGGAAATGATTTTAGTGCTAATATGTTTATACTTCATATTATTTATACCATCTTTTTTATAATCAATCTTACCCTGTTGCATTTCTAATACATATCTTCTTTCATTTCTAGCCGTTGTTTCTCCTTTAGCCCATTTATCAACACCTCCAACTTTAATTAACCCCTCGGTTTCATGTGGTAGACAGAAAAATTTACCATCTCTTCTATGCGGTAATATTACATGAGGTATTTGTATTTCTCTTTCCTCAATACTAACATTATACATTACACCATCATTTACTTCAGCCTGGTCTATTACAAATTTACCATCAGTTATTTCATCAAAATTATAATGTAATATTAAACCATCCGTTGAATATTCTTTATGTAATTTTGAAACATCTTCACTTGATAATGCTCTATTCCATAATTTAATATCGGCAATTTCACCTTTAAAAAAGGCGTGTGGTTCAAATGGTTCTACGGTAGATGTGTGTCCTATGTAAAATGGCTCTGTACCATATCTTTTTAAATTATAGTTGTATTCAACTGGAGATTGTGTGCCAGTTCCGTTTCTAGCATCACTTTCATTTCCATTCAAATAAAAATGCATTTTCTTTTCTAAATCATCAACTACCATTGTTACCCAAGTCCACTCACCTTCATAACGCTTGAACCATTGATATATGTGTTCTCTGTGTGAGTTCCACATCATACCAGTATATGCTCTACTGTTATTAAAGGATAATCCCCAATCATAACCTGGTTTTCTGAATATAGGATATTCAACAAATTTTCTTTCAGTATCACCAATTAACCAAATAGGAACTTTTTCTATTTGTTGTTCTGCTTTTACTAATACTGAAATCGTATGTGAATTAGATATTGCCATTCTAGTTTGTTCTGTGGATGGTATTTTAATATAAGATTGCTTACCATCAAATAGTGCCACATTTTTTACTTTAGCAAAATCAATAGTTTGTTTATCCACATATCCTTCCATAACACATCTCCAAAAAAGGTCATCATCTTCCATACCCCAATCCCAATAGTCATTTGAATAACCATTAGTTGCTAAAACTTGTTCTTTTGTAAAAACAACCGCACCACCAAAGTATTCCTGATATTTTAATTGATAATCAGATTGTGAAATACGAACTGCAATGTGTTGTGGATTTTCTTCTGGATATGAATAATCACAACTATCATCTTCAGGCACCATATCAATATCATGCCAAACAATATAATCACATCCATCATCAATTGCGTGCTTTGCAGCAATATTTTTCATCAATCCTCTGTTGAATAAATATTCATCACATTGATGTGCAATATAAATGGTATGGTCAATTCCTTTCTTTGTTAAGAAATTAGTAACCCAAGGAACAAATTTATTCATGTGTTCCTCTCTGTTTCTATATGGTACGCAAACACCTAACTTATGTCCCATTCTACAATAATACCGATAGATGATGATAGTTATTCATTGTTACATCATTTAATACTTGATATAAACAACTATTTAAACCATCTTTATCTGTGTTATATAATTTAGTTTTAACTTGATTTAAAAATCTTAATTGGTTTATACGAGTTTCTCTGTGAACCCAGTTTTTCTCATTCCAACTATTTGTTTTATGAGATAATAATTTAAATAAAGATTTTCTTCTATATGGAACTGCCATTTCTCTACCCAATGATTCATGTGATTTTATGAAATGGCAATTGTGTATTTCTCCGTTATTATTATTAAATGATAAATCTAATAAAGTATCTTCTTTATAGAATTTAAAATCATAATATAATTGTAAATGTTGTGCGGATTTATAACCTCTAAAATTTTCTAATAAAGAATTTTCTAAAACATTGTCAGATAATATTTCAATTTCTTTATCTTTTAATTTACAATCATATATTGCAAATTCGGAAATCATTCCATAAAAAAAGTTTTGATTAGAATCTCTTTCTGGTGAACCAACTCCTAAATAAAAATATTCTTCATTTGAATAATCTTTAGGTGCATGTTTTACTTTTTCAGTATTAACTAACGTACCATCTTTATAAAAAGAAATTTGGTTTTTTTCATAATCAAAAGTTAAACAGATTTGAGTAAAATGATTAGTTAATATTTCTGAATTAATAGAAGTGCAGTTATCAGTATTATCCCAAAAATCTATTTTATATCTTCTAAATGAATTATAACTTATATTTGTATCATAACCAGGTATAGAAAATACAGTATACTCATCATAATCATTATTTGGGTTAGATGTTATTTCATCTGGCTTAAATGTTATTAATATTGTAGTATCCTTTTCAAAATCTAATAATTCTTTTTTTGGTATTTTTATATAAGAATCGTTTCCACTAAATGATAATCCGTATAATTTTTTGGTTTCATTTTTACCAATTATTTTAGAATCTAATGGAATTTTTTTCTGATTTACTCTAAATAAAAGGTCGTCATCTTCAAATCCCCATCCCCAATATAAATTGGAATACCCGTTTATTCGTTCAAATGTATCGGAACTAAACATAGTTACACCACCAAAATAGTCATCAAATGATAAGTTTTTAGATTTATCATATTCTAATTCAAAATTAGTTGCAAGATGCATAGGTAATTCAGAATAAGAATAATCAACCTCAATTGGTAACATATCCACATCATGAAATACAACATAACCACATCCTAATTCTTTTGCTTTAATATATCCAATATTTAATAACTTTCCTCTATTAAACGGTTTATCATCAGTTTGTTCAACTACAATAATTTCGTGTTTAATTTTTTTGGATTTTAAATATGAAGATGTTATTTCACCGAATCGGGTGAGATGTGATTCTCTATCTCTATATGGTACAATTATTCCTAATTTCATTTAGATTATACTTTTTCGATATCTTTTTTAGGTCTTGCTCTACGAGGTGGTGGTAATTCTGCCCCTTCTTCGGTTTGGGCAGGTTCTGTTGGAACATTTCCAGCAAAAGGTTTTTCTGAATTTGATGATGCACCATTTTCTTTTGCAATATTATAGAATTCATACAGATAATACGCAACTCTATCACTCCACTCTGATTTGTTAATTTCTTCAAACCAAATAGTAAGTGCATCTAATGAGTTTGCAATTTTTTCTAATGCTTTTACTTTTCTAGTTTCTAACACAACTGATTCTAAATTTTCGTTTGTAGAAGGTGTTGTATCAGACTGTAACTTAATTTTTGCCATTTTATTTTTATATTTTAATTTGATGCTTATAAACTCCTGTTTTAATTTCTTCGGTTGATATTAAATCGTATGATAATGTATTCAAACCAAATTTATCAGTATCTAATATATCAGTTGCAATTTCATAAAAGAAAATATTTTCATTTTCTTCAAATATTTCATTTTTTTCTGTCCAATTATAGTTCTCTAATTTAGTAAATTTTTTTGAATTTTCCAAGATTTGAAACCGTCCATTTGATTGTTCTGGCATATCAAATTCATAAGATAAATTCAATTCTTCGGAATATGTTTCCTGATGTATTCCAGTTGATACTATTCTTGGATTTGAAAATGTTTTAGAATCATCTACATAAAAATCTCCAAATTTTTTATCAAATGGTACATTTATAACCGCTTCAAAATTTGTAGTTATTGTATTGTTTGTTGTTTTGTATCCGTCTGTATATAATTTTATTATTTCAGAATCTGCTAACGCGTAATCAAATAATAATAAGTTGGATATTTTGCCACTAAATGAATTTTTAAATGCTAAACTACCAATCCATAAATCTTTTCCTTTAAAATCCATTAAATGTTTTGGTAATTTATCTAATGTTTGCACAATTTTACCATCAACATATAAACTGGCTTTTTTCTTATCCATATCAACCTTTAATGATAGGTTTATCCATTGATTGGCATGAGATTTATGTGGATACCACATTTGATGTAAATTATTATCATCACTCCACAATTGAACTACAATTGCTTCATTTTTCATAATAAAAATTCCCATATCATATCCTTGTTTTCCAATAATACACCCATTATTTGATTGGTTGTTATTGATAAAAACATTCATTGATATTGTAAATGAATCTTCAAAAATATAATCGGTTGTTTTATTTGCTCTTACAAATACACAATTATTTTCATTTGATTCAAACGGATATATTGTTTTTTTAATGTATTTATTTACCTCTTTTACATCTGTTAAAACATGCGGTTTATATATATTTTTAGTAAAAAATCTTTTTGCAGATAATAATTTGTGTTTTTTTAATCTATACAAAAAATCTATCCAATGAAAAGAACCTCCCCAATAATCATTACTAAATCCGTTTGCTTCGAAGAAATTTTCTTTTGTAATTTTAAAAGCACCACCTACCCAATGTGGATATGGTTTTAAATTTGGACAAAGGTGAGTTGGATAGTATTCAAAATCGTAATTGCACGATTCCTGTTTAGGTAAAATATCTATATCATGGAATACATAATAATCTGAACGATTTTGTGTTATGGATGCACCAATATTGCATAACTTTCCATAATTGAAATAAACATCTGCATCAATTTGTTCTATGAAATGAATTTCGTAATCCGTTTTATCTTTTAAAAAGTATTCCATGTGACCCACAAAGGTATATAGGTCTTGTAAACGATTGGAGTACGGTACTATAATTGATAACTTTTTATTGTTCATCATTTTAATAACCTATTTTATATAGATATAATTTTTTTAAATAATTTATCCCAATTTTTATAATTTTCATAGTTCGCAGTTGGGCAATATTCAAACATATATGTTACATCATCATCAATTGGCATTTGAAAGTTTTCTCTCCGAAGTGCTTGGTACATTTTTAAATATTCATCTGAAAATGCATAATCTTTTCTAATATCTGCTACTGATTTAATTCTATCTATACAAGTAGAATCCCATTTAAAATGATGAACCTGAACATTATACTCATCAACGGGTGCAATTAATGGGTGATTCCATCCCATCCATTTCCAAGTTGTTTGTCCATCAATTTTAGCATAATGTTGTCCTGATGTTAATTCAATATTTCCTTTTACTATACAAATTTTGTTTGGACATGCTCCACTCATTGGGTATCTGAAAAATCCAGCATACGGAAATTGCTCAAATATATTATCAGTTTGATTTATTTTACTAAATTCACCATCTTCCCCAATTCTATCTATAAATCCACCTCTTACTAATTCCCACCCGTTATTATTACAATCCGCTATTATTTCTGATAATGGTTTTGAATATAAATGAAACTCATCATCATCCGATATTACCCACCAATCATTAGGATATTTTGATTTTTCTTCGTTGTATAATTTGGTAACTAATTCCCAATTATATTTTTCTCCAATTGCTCTTCTTACTATTTTCGCATTTGAAAATTGTGAAACAATATCGGATACATCATTGTATGTACTAACACCTTCCCATTCATATACAACCACCCACATCTCATCTACTAAATCGGCATAATGCTTTAGCATGTGATATAAAGTGTTTGTTCTACTACCTGTTACTGTAACTAATCTAATCATTTTCTTTTAACTAATGTTAATCCAGTTGATGCTGGTTTATTTTTTTGAATACCAAAATTAAAAAGGTCAAATACTTCCCAATTTGGATTATCCTTTAATTCTTTTGCAAATACAATTGGTCCGTGCCAATCATCAAAATCACCTCTATCTTTTACTTCGTTTGTAACGATGTAACTATCTGCATAGTTAGGGTCGGTATCGTGGATTGAAATGATTCCATTTGGAGAAAGTAATTGTGAGTATAACTCAAAATCTTCTTTAACATTTTCATAACTATGCCCTGCATCAATATGCAAATAATCTATCTGAATATCATTGAGAACAAAATAATTATGAAATGCTTCTTCTGTTGTTTTATTAATAATTCGTGGATGAAATGTTCTTCTAAAAAAAGATTCTTCTCTGAACCAATTTACATTACCCCCAATACCATTCATCGCATCAACTACATAAGTAACTCCAATATCTCCCCAATTTAAATCAGGATTTCCTTCAAATATTTTCTGATTATATAAATCATATCTAGCCTGTGTCATTAATCTTGGAATAAATCCACCACCACTTCCCAAACATACACAAGTTTTTGCTCTCATATACTGGATGATGGAATACACAATTAATCCATCACCTAAATGTAAATCAGTTGCACCATGAGACCATCTATAAGGAACTGGAGAATCTTCTTGTTCCTGATACTCATTGAATTCGATATTATTTGTTATAGTATTTTTTATGTATTGTAAATCTTGTAGCATTAGATTAGTTGATAAAGTAAAGTGATTACAATATACTAAAAAAAATTCACATTTACAAAACTTTATTCAGTTATTTTAGTATAATATTTTTCAACTTCATCTTTAATTTTTGGCCATAGAAAATTTGTAAAGAAATCGATTGATTGTTCTTTTGATGGATGATTTTTACCACCCAACATTGGTTCGTTTTTGTTGACAAAGTATTCTAGCATACCACCACCAAATCCATTTACCCTAACATCATCTGTAAATATAAATTTACTAAAATCAATTTTTTCTAATAGTTCTGATATTATATTTGCTTCGAACCATGAATCGTCAAATGGTTCTAATTTATCAAACAAACTTTCTGTTTTTAGTATAGAATAATTTCCTGCGTCTGAATCTGTTTTTTTTTGAAGAATCTGTAACTTGTTTACTGCAACATCCATTTGAAATAAATTACCTATACAAAACATTTTATATGGTATATTTTTTTCTTTAAAATACTGTTGAGTATGATATATACTTTCTAATGTTTGCAATATAGCACCATGTATTGAATAATATTTTTCAAAGAATTCTTTTCCATATCCTGATATATCAGTTCCGTTTAACATATAGTTTATTTTACCAATTCTTTCAGGATGCATATTCATTCTTGGAAAGTTTTTTGCTCTATCCTCATCTACAAATACAGGATAATCCCATCTATCGATTGTAGACCATTGAACTATTGCATAATCCACTTTCCAATGTGGTTTTAGTGCGTTATTATACTGTAATGAATTTAAAAACTTAAATACTTTTCTCCTCATTATGTCATTTCCAGAACCACCACAACCTGCATTATATACATCAAATGGTTCCGCTGATTTTTTATTATCAAATAAAGAATATCCTTCCGTTTCAAACCCAATAGGCCAGTTTTCATCTCCAGCAGAAAACGAGCATCCGTTTATTAATATCATAATAATTTATTTATATTATTCATTATATTGCAATAATGTGTTATCAATTTTTGTTTATTTTCTTTTAATATAGGTGTTTTTTGAATAAATGTATTTTTAGCATCGTTTATATTTTTATTTTTTAAAAAATCTACTATCATATCAATTTGTTCTAATTCATTTTTTGTTTGAATTCCTTGTAAACCAAAATCATCTAAAAACAAATCTATACCAATTCTTTTATATTCACTATATACTTTATTGGAACCAAATATCAATGGAAGTTTTTCCGATAATATTGGTTTTATAGATTTTTCTGTAAAAAATCCATATTTTAAATTAAAAATACAATGTGTTTCACCAACTACTTCAAAATATGATAAATCGTATTCTTTTTCTCTAAAATAATAAAGTAAATGGTCAAACTCAAATGGAGCATTCAAAGGTGTAATATTTATTTCATTTCTTATAGATTGTAATTTATTAAAATTTTCTTTTGTAAAATATTTTATATGATTATCGGTATGCGTGTTAGTATGGTCTGTATATATGTATCCTTCTCTAACTGCTTGTAAATATTCTATTAAAAATTTTTCATTTATACAATTTAAACCTGTTTTTAATATATCCGATTCTTTTGCTTTTAATAAAAACTGAACTCTATGAAATCTTGGTTTTAATGCCTGACTACTATACACATATAGTTTTTCAGTATTATGTGATATATTTAGATTTTTAAATATATTATAAAAATTATCATTATATGCTAATTTACCAGTAGTATGATTTGGAAATAAAAAATTTGTAAATTGTCCTTCGGCCATCAAATGAAACATACAATAGAATGAATCGTAGTGAAAGTTTTTATCTCCATCAAACAATTCATAATCTGTCATTTTAATATGATTAAATTTAAAATCATATCTAAAATATTGTTCATCTTTTTCGTACTCAACTGCTTCTAAAAATGCAAAATTAAATAAAACTTTTGCATTACGTTCAACATACAGCTGTTCCAATTTATTAAATTCAATTGGATTTTTTTTCATTAATGGTAAATAAAATTCACTCCATATTTTTCTATCAATAACAATTATTAAATTATCAATTGGGTTTGAATACATTAAATCAAAAGTTGTTATACCATCAAATGATTTTAATTTATTTAATACATTATATGGGTTTTGTATATAGTGATGTATTTTAATTTTTTCACCAGCATTATCTATAACAATTTCATGATGTTTTTCTATTTTTATTGGGGTTACGGAAATCAAATTTGCTTCTGGAAACAAATTCTGTAACTCATTATATGTTGCTAATATATTTAATGACCTCATTTATCCAATTTTGTTTGTTTGTATAGAAATATAATCTTGTTGATAGTTTATGAAATTCAGCATTAACTATATCCATATCATTTTCTAAAATTTCTAAATATTTTTGATGAAATTCTCCTTTACTACTTGCTCTATATTTGTAATCAATATGTGGCATCCAATCGGTATGTATAATTGGAATTTTACCATTATCAATTGCATCAAAAATTGCGTATCCAAACGGTTCTTTAGTATAACATCCGTGAAATATTTGAAAATTACTTTCAAAAAACTTTTGATGGAACCGATAATCAAATTCTATAAATCTATGGTATTCGGAATTTATTTTAGAACCTTCCAACATTCGTTTGTAATCATATTTGTTTGAAAATATAATTGATGGAATGTAATCTAAATAATGTGCGTTTTTTCGGGTTTCACATCTAGCAGCATACCCAATTTTGTTAGATATAACTCCTGTAAATGGTTTTTTATTTTTCCATTCGTAATAATTTGTGATTGTAATAGTATTTGGATACATTTTATGTATAGTATCAGATTCATATCCAATCCAAACTATATTATCAGAGTTATCTAATATTTCTTTTTGCCATTCCCAATCAATACGAGTCATTAGATTTTCGTACTCATCGTTTAATCCCAACATATCAGGAATAAATGCATGAACAAAGGTTGTGTGGGTTTTGTGAAGATATTTTTTGATTATAAGATTTGGTTTGTATGAGTGGTGGAGAAAAATTATTTTATCACACTCATCTAATATCTTATCTATTTCCTCATCGTTTTGGAAAGTGTAAATTGCACCTTCTTCTGGTAACAAAGGTCTACCATCAACTACAATTTTGTAATCGTCTTTTACTAATGGTAATATATTTTCGAAAAAGTTATTACACCATAAATCAGCTCCGCCAATAACATTTTTTCCATAACCTGTTGTGATAAATACTATCATATAGAACCACTAATCAATAACTTATTTATTTTAAACTTATAGATGCCTACCTTATATGATTATTCGGCAGATTCTACAGGAATTAAAATGTATTTTTGCGTATCACCACACTCATTTGGCTCATCGGTATAAATTTCTTGATTTGTACCAAGCCATTCCATTGCTTGTTCAATAGTTAATGATTCACATCCTTCAACTGCTGTATCTGTGCCAGATATTACTATTTTCCAAATTTGTTCCATAATTGTGAGGTTTATTTACTATAAATATAATATTTTTAACAAAACAGTATTAGTTTAATAGTTTTTGAAATATGGTTTCCATTTCTGAATAATCATTTAAGTATTCCATCAGTTTATATCTATTTTGTATAGATTTTTCTAAAGATTTATTATATTGTTCTTCTATTTCATTATCAGATGTATTATATAACCATTCTGAAAATAAATTTATACTTTTTTCCACATCTTCAAATGTATTTATATTTTCTATAAAATCAAAATTTAATAAATAAAATCCCATATTTTTAAGTTCATTTAATGTATCAGAACAAGCTACCAATAATATAGGTTTACCAAAAAACAATCCTTTAAATGTTTTCTCCGTAATAAATCTTTCACTATTATTTCTATAATCTAATGTTTCAAATATTAAATTGTAATTACAATAAAGATAATCGTTTATTGCTTCAAAGTGTTTATATTTGGGATACAATAAATCGTATGCATCATTAGCAGAATCCTTTGGATTTAACATTTTTTGAATTAAAGGATTTGAATTTAATAATTCAGTTCTCCAACTTCCAGTTTTATATGCTCTTACATAAGAAAATAATTTTGATTTAGATGTATCATATTTGGGTAATGGCATATTATTTATTAACTCTTCCAAGTAATAATATCCTATATAGTATTTAAAATACCTAAATGGAAATAGTAAATCAAAATAAAAATTAGGTTCTTTTTCTAATAAAGGTCTTTTGGAACCTGAAAGTATTAAATCATATTCAATTTCTTGTATTTTTTTCACAAACTCCATCTCAAACACCTCACCATAATGCCATATAAATACCTTTTTTATATTGGGGCAATCTATGTTTAATTGAAATATTTTATCATCAATCAATTTACTTTCTAAATTTTCTACAAATATCACACATCTGTTAAAACTTTTAAAAAATTGATTTGATTCTTTTAAAAAATCAGTCATGCGATTGTAAAAATATATTTTACTATTTAATCCTCTATGATAATATATTTGTTTATCGGAATTGTCAAACTCTTTTGCATCAAATTCAGATAAATATTCTAAATTTTCTTTACCAAACATACCAAGCATTATTGGTATTTGATTTGAGTAATGTATAAATACTATTAGATTTTCCTTCATTATATTCCTCCGCCTCCTCCCGAATCCGCTTCAATAAAATGTACAAATATCGCTTGTACATTATTAATATCGTTCCAAGGTATAGTTATTGTTAAATCAGAAACAGTTCCACCATCGGAAAAATAAGTATTAAAACTATTAACCGGGGTTCCATCTGGTCCGTTTCCATTGATACTACAATTTTCTATTGTTGGAGATACACCACATTGGTCGGATATTCCTCTATATCTTCCACTAGATTTACTATTAACTACAATTTCAAAACCACTTGAATAATTATTTAGGTAATCCCAATAGATATCAAACCTACCACATCCTCCCAATCCAGTATTACCAAGAACCCCTGCTAACGAACGAGGATTGAATGAACCACAATTGGAAACATAAATTGATGTGTAATTGTTATGAATTTTACTTCTTGGGATTTTTATTTCACCATAAGTATAAGCAAGACTGTCTACCATAAAAGCCTGAATTCCACCTGCTAATCCAATATTGGTTTCAAAATCAAAAAATAAAGAATCACCAAATCCACTTACATTTTGTGTTTGGTCATTTGAACCACCCAAAGTTAAATCAGGAATATATTGATTTTCTGCTATATTAGGCCAACGAATTTCAATTGGAAAAAACGCGTAAGGAGTTGATGAGCCAGCTAAAACGGCACCAGTGCCTGATAAGTGATTACCCAATGCTATTTTTGAAGTTGGTATTGTTATAATTGACATACTACTTATTTAATAACTTTTTAATTGATGTTATTTCATTTTTTAATTCAGTAATTTCACCATTTTGTTCTTTTATTCCTTCAATCAATAAGGCAATTATCTTTTCGTAATCAACTCCTAAATATCCATCACCCTTTTCCTTTACAACTTCTGGTAATACTTCTTGAATTTCTTGTGCTAAAACTCCTACTTCTTGAACATTTTTTGGTTTGTTAGAAATACCGTTCCAATTAAATGTATATCCTCCAATTTTTTTAATTTTATCCATTGGATTTGAAATAGGAATAATATTTTCTTTTAATCTCTTATCGGAACTAGCTAATGCGTAAACATCACCAGTTGCTCTTATATCACCATTTATAGTTAGAACACCACTAGATACTGAAAATTCACCAACTGATAAATTTGTTATTGAACCATTGGTTGCACTTAAAGTAGAAAATGTACTTAATCCAGAAAAGTTTGATGAACCCTTTACGGTTAAAAAATTAGTGGCAGATAAACTTGTATCAACTTTAAATTGATTTGAACCATATAGTGATTGTAATCCTGCTTGGCAAATTTCAACACTTCTAGGTGCACTACCAACTACGGCATTTACCCCACTAAAATTTGGAGTTTTTAAAGTAATACTTTCACCACCAACTAAATAATTTACTCCAATTTGATGTTTTATTCTAACATTATATGTTCCACCTGAAGGTATTACTATAGAACCACCTCCAGTAGATGTTATACCTCGTTCATAATTAGGAGCATTATAAAATACATAACCCGATGCAATAAGTGCTTCGCCCACTCCCACAACTTCTAAACTTACCCAATGGTAAGTTTGAACATAAGTTGCAGTAGATATTTGCATCCAATATGAAGTACCTGCCGAATTGGAAATCATTGATGCTATCTCCGCATCTGTTATTGAAACCTCTGTTCCAGCTGCAACAACACCCGTTGATACATTGTTTGAATAGAATGTAGTACTTGCTTCAGACTGTAAGTTTTGTCCAAAAATTGCACCATTTCTTACTACTGAATCTGTACCACTAAAATCAGATAAAGCGGATGTAGAACTTCCTATTCTAAATGAAGTATCATCCGTCATAATTACTGCATTTCTAGAACCATCTTTTATAAAGAATCCTAAATCATTTGAGTTAATTTCTATTGTACCAGTACTCGTTTTACTTATTTTATCGGTAGAAATTGACCAACCTCCAATTGTAGCACCTAACGCGGATAATTCACTTACTGTTATTTTATCTGCCGTTACAGAACCAGCTGCAATCTTACCCGCAGTTATGGCATTTGTAGCAATTTTATCTGCAACTATTGCGTTCGCTGCTATTTTATCGGCAATTATTGCATTCGCTGCTATTTTACCAGAAGTAACTGCATCTGTTGCAATATTTCCCGCTTGTACTGCATTAGCAGCTAATTCTGTATTTGTTACGGTACTTAATGTTGCCAAACCACCCAATCCTGTAACTTGTCCAGTTGATACGGTGTTTTGAGTTGCCAAAGTCCCCAATCCTGTAACTTGTCCAGTTGATACGGTGTTTTGAGTTGCAAGGCCTCCTAATCCTGTAACTTGTCCAGTTGATACGGTGTTTTGAGTTGCAAGGCCTCCCAATCCACTCACCGTTCCAACTGGAACACTACTACCAACAGCTATGTTACCAACTATATTTAGAGTAGTTCCATCCCATGTTAATGAATTTGATGCAGATTTTAAAGATAACCTTCCAGTTGTTCCATTACTACCTATAAATGCACCAATTTGGTCATATCCTTTCGTTGCTTGTCCAATTGAAATAAACGGAGATGTTGTGCCACCTGCAATTGTAATATTAGCATTACCTGATGAATTTGTTCCAACATTTATTGTGTTTTGTACAAATGATTCTTTAGATATAAACATTTCAGCAGCTACAAAAAATGAATCTGTTCCGAGTGATTGCCAAAATGTGGTTTGAGTATCCGGTTGTTTATTTAAATTTGCAGATGCATTTGTTTTTGTAGCATAATAAGTTCCACTATACAACACCACATCTTTACGTGTTGGGTCTTGACTAACACTATTGTAAGTTGTAGTAGAATTCCAAGGACCTCTAAACACTACACCTGGCCCGTCTCCCCCAGTCGCTCCGGGTGCACCATCTGCTCCGTTCGTTCCATTGGTTCCGTTCGTTCCATTGGTTCCATTAGCCCCTGCTGCTCCAGTAGGAACTTTTGTTGCTCTAACAATTATCGTTTGAGTTTGTCCAGTCGTACCTTCACTATCAGTATGTGTTACTGTTAATGTTACCGATGCTTCTGCTGCATTCATTACCGCAGATGTCATTGTTAATGTTGCACTACTAACAGTTGGTGGAGTTGAGAATCCTGAAGTAGATGCAATGGTCATAGAAGTAAATCTACTAGTTGTTCCTTCTAATGCACTTATAGTTACATTTGATAAAGTTCCAGTTTGCGTTCCTGCTGCATTAGCCAATACAGATTGCGCTTGAGGTGAAGCAGAAATTAATACCAATGGAACTGCTTTTTTAACTTTTGATAAACTTAATGTATCGGTTACAGTTCTACTTGTTCCTTCAGAATCAGTTACAATTGCACTTATATTTACAGTTGTGGAATTTATTCCATCCGCTAAAGTTTGATTACTCAAAGTTACTACTCCAGTTGTATTATTTACTGTTAAACTCCCACCAGTATCTACTCTAGTTGCAGTTAATGTTGCTGGTAAAGTGATAGTAGAACCATTGTAAGTTTCTTTTACAACTATCGTTGAATCTAAAAATGAATCAATTTGTGCACCTGTTGATTTAGCAGTTACACTTTGGTCTTTTGGTGTTGATGATATAGCTAAAACAGGTGCTGCTTTTTTATTTTTAGTATAAGTTACGTTTTTTATAATAGAAGTTGTATCACCTGCTCCATCCTTATAACTAATTGTTATATCCAATGAACCCGAATCTTGAGTAAGATTTGTAATACTGTATGAGTTTGTTGTTGGATTACTATTATTTCCACCATTTGGAGTACATCCAATTCCACTTAAATTTGTTATAGCAAACGTATTATTTGCTCTAATACTATCATTATCATCATCAAATGAAATACTCTCATTACCCACTTTAACAGTCACCGAACCACTTGTCAATATGAATGAACCACTTGCTATAAATCCATTTGAAAGTGATGGAAGTGATGCGTTATCATTTGTGAGAGTTGCGGATAATCCATCTAATATTTTTACAGGAGTTATTTTTATTGCATCAGAAAATTGATTACCAAATTGGTCTGAACCTGAAATGAAGTATGTAGTCTCTCCCGTTCCAAAGGAATAATCAGTTCCAGCTATTGTATAGGTATCTACGCCGTTTGTTGAGTTAGTAGATACCAATGTCAATGGTGGTTTACCACTTCCTGAATTTACAGTTAATGGAGTTGTTGCCGATGCTAAATTCTTACGTTTAGCTTCGATTGTTATTGTTTGACCCGATGGGTTTATTGATAAATCTGTTGCTTTATAAATAAATTGATTTGTATTAGATGTTACAAAAACACCAGGTGCATTATCACCATCTTCAAATCTGTATACAGTTTCAAATTGTTCTAATCCTTCACACGATGCAGTATATGTAATTGAACCAACTAATACAGATGCTACACTACCAGTAAAATTTGCAATAGTTAATGTTGCACCCGCATCACTTACATTTGTTAATGTTCCAGGATAAGTTCCTGCATAGGATGCGGGTACTATATAATTACCGCCAATATCAAATGCAGATGATGCGTATGTAACTGAACCTGTTAAATTTGATTTTGAAACTTTAAATCCTAATTGTTGAAATGCAGGATTACCAAATGAACCAGTAGAAAATCTAAATGCAGTTCTATCTGAATCAAATGTTAACAATTTAGTGGCTACTCCACTTGTCCCACCCGTAAAATTTGCACTCTGTGTTACTGCAACTGGAACAAAATTGTTATTTACATCATAAAATTCAAATTTAAAATTATAAGTTTCATTACCAATGACTGTGGGCATTGTAGTAATAAAGGAGATTTCATCAGGTGAAAATGCCGTATCTTCGGAAAGTCTTAAACTTATATTTCCAACATGCCATTCACCTTGCGATTGTGAAAAATATAAAGAACCACTTTGAAAATCGGAATCTAATTTAAATGGAATAACCGTATCTGATAGATTTTTTGTGGGGGTTATTCCATTTAATGTACCAATTAAAACATCACCACCATCCGAGCCACTTATGTATATTCCTAAATTACTTGCGGTAGATGATGAGTAAAACGCATCTAAATTTAACTCATACGTGTTTGATGCTTTTATGTCCAACGATTGTGAGTAAGTTAATAATCCACTTCCGTTTAATTTTAATCCACTTTCAACTCTACTAGATGTTAATTGGGCAGTTAATGAACCAGTATTCCAAAATAAAGGTAATACTTCCGATGTAAATGTTCCAGTATTTCCTATAACACTTCCTGTTAATTGGGTAGTTGTTAATAATTCTTTTGATTCTACTAATATATCTTGTATTAAATTAAAATCAGAAATATCTCCTTCAGAAGTTCTGAATACTTTTACTCGTTTTACATCACCTGCAAATGTTTCTAATTGTGAAAGTTTAATTTCTGCAAAAGATTGATTTATACCAGAATCAACCTTTGAACCACTTTCTATTCTGTATATTGGGGATAGTATTTCTGTAATAGTAGCAGTTGGTCTACGATAAAAACGAATTTTAGTAGTATTTGCCAATGTAGGATTTACATTAACACTTCTCTGCCACTTTACATTGTAAGTACCTTGCCAATCAATTGGTATTGGTGTTAATAAACCATTACCATCATAGTATGAGCTTAATTCACCTAATATTGTAATTGTACACGGACCATACGCAGTTGTATCTGGATAAACATATACCGCTACAACTTTTGATACCCCTTCATAGTATTCACTAATAAACGATTCTCCGTTTATAGATGACGATACTATACCTTCACCAGGTTCATGATATATAGTATTTCCTGCAGCATCTTTAATTTCAATTTTAACTAAAGTATCGGCTACTAATTCCTTTGAACCTGCTATTAAAAATGCGTTCTTACCACCAGTAAATGCATCTGGTATTTCTGTTACATTGAAGTAGGTACTATTTGGAGCAGTATCTACTACAAATGTATTATACTTATCTAAATTTTCAGCAAAAAGCGTTTTCTTTATTACGGCCATTATAAAATATCTTTACTATAAATATTCTTAAAAAATAAATCTAACATATTTATATAAAGAAAACTAATAAATACTTTATTAAACTAAAGATAACTAAAGAGTTATGAAATACGCGATGTTACAAATAAAAAAAGAAACCCACGAACTTCTCAAAAATTATTGTGAAGAACATGGGTTTAAAATGGGAAGTTTAGTAGAAAACTTAATTAAAAAACATATTGGAGTTCCTAAAATTCAAAACGGTGTGTTAAAAGCAGATAAAATTAAATCTTTCTAATCTTCATGTGAGTAGAATGATACTATATTATATTTAATATCATTCTGTACTTTTTCAACTTCATGAAATAAATTTTTATCAGAATCCAATACTACAAAATTAGGAAAAATTGGATTTACTTTAATATCATTTCCATTTAAATCATGTAATATCAAATGTCCACCATTTGATTCACTCCATTCGTTATTTAAAAAATATAAAAATACACATATTCTGTTATGAGGTTTTCCATCATCATGTAATTTTATCTCACATCCATTATCGTAAAATTGTAATTTTGTATTTCCAGTAAATTTATTAAATAATTTTTCAGGATAATATTTTCTTACAAAGTTTTTTTGAAAATCTCTTAATACTTCATTGTTTATTCTATTAGTTATTTCAGAATCCATAGAAGTACCAAATACCCAAGTTGGATAGAATCCACATTCTTCAATTTTTTTCAATTGATATTGGTGTGCTTTATTATAAACATAATCGGCAGTATCTAAATCGTTATCTCTTGCTAAATAATTATCATAAACCAATTCTTCCATATAAGATTGGTCATTATATTTAAACCAATAATCATATCTAGAATATCTTACAAAATTTGTATTATCTATATAATTTTTTATTTGTTTAAAACCATCTAAATCAATTAGTTCGGAATAATCTTCCAACTTACCGTAAATGTATCCACTATTTCTGTAATTTTCTATACTTTCCATTAAAAATTAATTTTACTATATCCATTTTCTTTTTTAATTTCTATTAATCCATCTACTATATCTCTCATTTGTTCTAAATGTGAAATTATCCATATAAAATCAAATTGAGTTTTAAGATACTGCATCATCATAAATAGGGATGATAAGTTATCCGAATCCAATGTACCAAATCCTTCATCTATTACTAAAAAGTTTGGACGAGGTAAGTTACATACATTAATGAGTGCTACTCTAATTGCTAATCCACTAACAAATTTTTCCATACCACTACACATTTCTAGTCCCCACTCCTGGTCATCATATACAATTTTAGCATTAATTGATTTACCATCCATCTCCATCGTAACTCCAAAATCAACTACTTGTGCTAAAATATTATTTACTTCGTTTTCTATTACTGGCAATGCCTTTGAAATTAATTCATAAGGTATTCCATCTCTCTTCACTGCATCCAAATAATAGGTGTACAGGCGGTTCTTTTCTTCCAATACCTTAACATCATTCATCTTCTGTTTTATGTCCTCTATAAACGAAGATATGGATGAAATAGAACCATTTAAATTTGTTATATCTTTATTTAATTTATTAATTTCAATTCCAATATTATTTTTTGTTTTATTTAGTTCAGAAATTACACTTTCTATTTGTTTATTTTTAGAAATTGTATCTTCATTTTCATAATACTTATTTATATTTTCATTAATAGTATTTAATTGGTTTTCTAATAATTGTTCTTTAGTTTTTAAAGCATCTAATTCAACTTCTGTTTTTTCTAAAACAATTTTACTTTTAGAATATGTGTTTTTTAATTCATTATACTCACTATATTGTGTATCTACACCATCTAATGTATTTAATTTAAATTGAATAGAATTAACAATATTTTTGGAGGTATTTAATTTGTTTTTTAAAATTACCAACTCATCTTTTGCGTTAATTGCATCTTTTACAAAAACATTATCACAACAAAATTCACAATTAGGGTCATATTTATGTTCTTCTAAATGTAAAATCTTTTCATTCAATGTTTCTTCTATATATTTTAGTTTTTGATAAGAATTTTCCGCTTCTAAAACTTCATTTTTAATACTAATATACTTTGAGTAGACAGTTTCGATATCAACATCAACTTCTTCTACTTTAAAAGTTTTATTGTTTACCAAAGAATGTGAAACTTCGGTTAGAATTGTACTACATTCTATAATTTTATTTTCTTTCGTATTGTATTCTTTATATAAATTTTCTATTTGAGTTTTTAAATTCGTTTTACTTAATTCTAACTTTGGCAAATCTAAATTGGAATCTATAGGAGTTAATTCTCTGCTTAATCCAACAATTTTATCATTCAAATCAGTTACTTCTATATTTTTATTGTTTAGTAATGTTTCTAATGATTTTAATTGTGATTTTTTTTCAATTAATTCCTTACCTTTTTCGGCAAGTTCGGTTGTAAAATCCGTTTTCTTAAAGTTTTTAATCAATACTGAAACTTCTCTAATATCTTCGGTTGCAGTATCATACAATTTATCAAAAATAGTTAACCCCATAAATTGAGCAAGAAGGTCTTTCCTTTCCGATTGTGATTTATCAATGAATAGAGCGTTATTACCTTGCAGTGATAGTGCAGTTAGTACAAAATCTTCATATTTTCCAACATATTGTTCAATAATTTGGTTTGTATCTCTTCTTTCGGTTCCATTTAATGAGGTTTTAGTATCACCATCTTGTCTCCAAAATTGAACATCTACTTTTACATTTTTACCTTTGTTAATTGTTTTAGCAGTTCTCTGAATACCATAATCTACACCATCTATTTGAAAATATAATGTACAATCAAATTCTGTTTTACGATTATTTAAAATATTAGATGCTTTATATGCTCTACTGCTTTTATCATATAAACAAAATGATACCGCATCAAATAAAGAAGATTTACCTGCCGCGTTTGGAGCAAATAATCCAACTAATCCGTTTAATTTTGTAAAATCAATTTTATTCTTTTCACCATAACTAAACATATTTGAAAATTCAAAACGAATTGGTTTCCATTGTATATTACGTTGGATATCATCTTGAACTATTCTACTATTTATATCTCTATTAATCAGTTCTAGCCCTTTCAAATCTTCAGGAACTACAAATGGCATCATTCTTTCAATATACTCATTTATAAGTGAGTTTTGATAATTGATATCCGAAATATCTTCAAAGTCTAATTTATTTAATCTATCACCTGTTTTAGATTTAGAAAGAGAATCGGTTCTGATAATTGTGAAATCCTCAATACCATACCTCATCTTAATTTCAGCCATTACTTTTTTAGTATCGGCAGAATCGGTATTAGATAAACGAACTCTTAAACGAGGTTTTTTTGGCATATCCGTTACAATAGGAACTTTACCATTATCAACATCCATAGTATAATATCCATAATCATTTTGAATATCAACTTCTTCGTATTTCATACTATCTAAATCCCAAACAAGGAATCCGTGCTTATCCAGCGTTTCACCGAAGTTTTGTTGAATCAATGAACCCGCATAAACTATCTTACATCCACTTGGTGAAATCATAGTTTGTCTTTTATGAATATCACCTAATAGAGCTAAATCGTATCCATCAAACATTTCGGTTGTGAAATGACGAGATGAAACTGTGTATCCAATATCCGTTTGAGAGTTATCCACTGGCCCGTGAAATAGAGCAATCTTTTTATTAGAAGATAATGTATTTCCTTTTGGCCAATTTTCTTTTCTATCAAAAATACTAAATACTCCAAAATCTACCCCACCAATTCCATACACTTGAGTATCTTTGAGATATGTGAAGTTTGGTAAATTTAGAGCCTCTACAATTGGTGTAAGTACATCCAATCTATCAGAATTATTCATATTACAATCGTGATTACCTGTAATAAGAATTGTTTCACAATGTTTAGAACATTCGGTAAATAACCAACTTATTTCTCTAACCAATTCAGGAGATAATTCCAATTTAGCATGAGCAATATCTCCTGCTAAATAAATGATTGAATCTTCCGTACCTCTTTTACGAATCTCCTCAAACATTTTTTCAAACACTTGCCGATACTCATTGTGTCTTTTCACATTACGGATGTGTATATCTGCAATATGATAAATCTTTTTTAATCTACTCATAAACTATTTATTTTATTTAATAGTAATTCTTCCGAAGTAAATTCTTTAGTTTTATTTAGTTCTTCGTAGAATTTTTCATACCCCATATCTGCGGCATCTTTATCTTTCAAATACATCATTTTAACTTGAATCCCATTTTTTCTAAAGTATTCTGCAGCTTTTAATGCGTCAGTCATTGCATCGTTATCTAATGATATAATAATGTTGCTTACTCCACTCATAAAGATTTTTTCAACCAATTGTTTTGATGGAAACTTACCTAAAAGTGGAATTGCATTTCTTTTAATTGTAATTGCATCAAATACACCTTCACATAATATAATTGGCTCATCCCAATTTATCTGTGATTCTAAACAAATTATATTTTTACTGATTGGTGGGTTTTTATATTTCATCTTCTCATCTGTATAATAAGAACGAGAAACAAAATAGTTTAGTGAACCTTCTAAACTATAAGATGGTATAATTATTCTTCTACTATACAATCCATCTTTACAATAACCAATATTGTATTTAACAATTTCCTTCATACCAATTCCTCTTTGAGAAAGATAGAACATAGCATGTTTATATTCTGGATTGAATCCTTTTGGTTCTTCTGCTAATGAAATAAATTCTTTTGGAAGTTGTATAAATACTCGAGTTTCTGCATCTTCTTGTTGTGGTGTCCAATTACTATCTCCGTATATTTCTCTAATTATTGATATGGTTTTTCTATCCACATCCAATTTACGAAGTAATGATGTTAATTTTTTACCACCACTATTACAAGTCCAACAATGCCACTTTTGAGTTTCAGTATTTACTTGTAATTTGGGTTTATGGTGGTTACAAAAAGGGCAATAAAAGGCCAATTCATTACCTTTCAAATAATTATATGTACCCAACACATTCGATAGTGTGGTTGTAACGAGATTTTTATCAGTTTGATTCAACACAAATCAAAGATAGTATAAATATTTTATATTTCCAAGTCTTTTAAAACCAATCTTCTGGAATGATTTTATCCGCGTATTTGTACCCATTTTTTACACACCAATCTGCGTATGTAGTTTTAGAGTTTTTTGTGATTTTGTTATTTGAGTTGGAAAATACGAATCTTATATCCAAATTTGGATTTTGAGCCTTAACTAATAGATGTTTTTTCCTATCAGCTGCAACAAATCTACCTTTAGTTTCTACAAAAATGCCATTAGGTAATTTGAAATCAGGATTATAAGTGTGGTTTGAAGCGGGTACGATGTAAGGAATCTTTTCAGATTCATATTTAACATCGATACCCTTTTCTTTAATTTGACTTGAAATAGTTTCTTCAAGACCAGATTTAAATCCGTGTTTTCTACCAACCCAACTTTTAGATTTTTTTATAACTTTTTTAGCCATTAAAAATTATCGTTTTACTGAATCCGAATACTTTGCAAAGGTTTTTTCACCACCTCTACCTGTTTTGAATTTTGCAGCAGTTAAAACTTGCTCATCTGCTTTTTGCAAATCATTTGTAGAATATGGAGTGTTTGCAGCCTTTCCAGCTTCAAATGAAATTTTATCAACACCTAGTGCCGATTGTTGGGTTTTGTATAATTCTTCTAATGTTGCCATTTGTTTTGTATTTTAAGTATAAATATAAGATTATGTGTCAAATCGTATAATAAAGTTTACAGGAATATCTCTTTCCGATTTAATTGGTTGAGGAAGTTTAGCTACCGCAACTAAATCACAATTATCATCGTATAAACCAATTGTTGTGATGAATGGTGTTAAGAAAGAACCAGTTGAATCGATAGAACTACTTAAATCATAATGTTCAAATCCTGCAAAGTGAGTAGAAGAACTTACAGATGATGTATAACGATAATCCAAAGTATTTCCATTTTCTAATATAGATTTTTTACGAATGTACTTAACAGGTTGTTTAGAGTATACTCTATGTGTATTTCCAGAAGAATCTACAAATGATGTATATTCACCACCTTCCGTTACAACGGCGGATGGGTTTTGTGAAACATTAAATTCATCTTCATTAACAATCAATAGATATTCGTGCTCATAAATTGTTTTGGTGGATTTGAATGATAAGTCCCAATTAGATATCAATACATCATTGAGTGCTCGGGTGATTACAATCAACCCTTGGGTATAGAATATATTACCAATTGAATTTGTTCCTGCTGCGCCTGATAAAAATGGTATATTTTCTACTATCATTACACCACTTTCAATATTAAAACTAACAATATTCATATCATAACTTATACCGTTATATGTTAGATTAAATATACTGTCTTCTATATCAAACCCCATAAATTGAAAAGAAGCAGTATACGCAGCAGATGCTAAATCTGTAAATATAATTTCATTATCTTGAATATCTATAGATACTACAGTAATAGTATCTCCCGCAGAATCTATTAAATTTCCAAAGGTATCATCTATATATGTTTTACCATTATCTAATAAATTGATTGAACCTTTTTTGATTCCTTCTCCAACATATATTTGTGGAATAGATATTACTTTTGCGGAACCACTTAAAAATCTATCTCTACCCGAATTAGAGATTTCGTATGTATTATTTTTGGAGCCAAATCTTAAAAATGGGTTATCTTCATTTCCATTATAAAATTGTGCTCTTAATTGACCGTATATAGAATTTTGTGGATATAATCCAGATAATGTAGATGAATTTTCATTAGCTTCTAATAAATCTATTTCATTAGAACCACTAGAAAAGTTCCATTCTTTGTAGGCTTTGAAAGGCCTAATACTAATATCGGATTTGGGTATTCTTTTTAACATATCATATATAAATATAAAGAAATAAAAAACCCCCACCATTTCTGACGGGGGTGTCCTTCGGTAGCATCCGTAAGGAATATGTTATTAGAAATCAAGTTTTACTTTTATAGCTACTTCTTTATCAAATGATTTAGCAATTGGTTTAGAAGTTTTAGCTACCGCTAATAATTCGTTTGCGTCATTGTACAAACCAACAGTTGTAATATACACATGCGGGTCTCTTTCGAACAACGGTTGTACAAATGCACCTACTGAACCAGTTACGAATGTTGGGTTGTTAGAGAAGTTAAATTCTCTATTGTTTGCTCTTACAAAGTAATGCGATGTAGAAACATTTTCAGTTCTACGAGCTTGGAAATCACCACCTCTTTTTAGTGCATCGTACAATTTCAATGAACCAGATACCGAACCTGATTGATGATATTTTAATGTAGTTGAACCAGCAGCTGCTGATAATTCACCACCAACTGATGCTGAAAGTGCAGTTGGGTTTAATAAGATAATACCCATATCAGGATAGAATAAACCATATCCTTGTTGTGTGTAAGTATCTGATACTTGTGCTACTGATGCAGTTAAGGATGTTCCAATATTCAATGCACCACTAACCATATTATAAACTCTACCAGCAGTTGTTACATTTTCGCCAGTTCCACCTGAATCATCAATTAATGAAATATATCCAGCTGAACCTGATAGTGCGATTTGTATATTTCCTGGATCTAATTTTTCTTTATATCTAGCTCTATTAATGTTAAGTACATAGAATGATGATAAATCATGTCCTCCTGCGGTTGACCCAGTGTAAACACTAAAATATGCATCAGCTGCATCCAATAATACATTTTTAAATTGATTATAAACTGCAGTAGTTTGCAAATTGGAATCATCATCTTGAGATAATGTAGGTGCTCCGTTTCCGTTTACATCTCCATACGCGATGGAAAATTGAACCTCTGCAGAAGTTGATGAGGTTGCAACATTATATACATCCAAATAATACTTACCACTTACAGAGTTCAACTGTGTAGATGATGTGAAAAAATTAGTCAATGAACCTTCATCACCACTCCATATTCCAGAAGTTACAATTTCTGTTCTGTTTGTTACTTTATCAATTGCTCCAAATTTCTTATATATACCATTTGTAATAGTGGTTATATCCGAACTAATTTGCTCACCCTGTCCTAAAAATTGGTTTACAATACTAACTAATTCATTTGTATCGATAGGAGTACCTGCTACATTTGATTGTCCTGCCAAGTATTGAGCTATATTACTTGCTAAAAGGGCTCCTCTATTGTCTCTAATTAATGCCATAGTTTATTTTATTGAACGTAAGTTATCGTTACAGGTATTGTTTGTGAACCACCAGTTTCGTTACCATAAACCGTAATTGTAGTTTTGATAGTTGAAGTTAAAGATGGGTTTGGAATAAATTTAAATGTTAATCCTTTAGCAATTGCTGCGGTTGCAGATATATCATCACCAATAAAAATAGGCACTGAACCTACATCAGATGTTACTCCTTCTCCTACAATATCACCTGCGTTTTTGTTTGATAATACAATTGTGTATCCCAAACTTCTATTTCCAGCTGGAGATGTTGTTGGTGATAATGAAACTTCACCACTTCTTTGATTAACTGAAATGGTTGGTATACCAAATTCTACAACAGGAATACGAGTTGTATTTTTAGGTAGTGTTACCAATTTATATTTCATTACTTGCGTTTCATCAGGATTGGCTTCCAATACTGGCATATTCTTAATTGCCGCATCATAATATGCAGAACCAAGTGGATGTGCCGGTTCGTAAAGTGTGTAATCAATCTCATCATCTGCTAACGCAAATTGAGTAATGTTTAATCCTTGTCCTGATGCTAATTTTTCTCTACCTTTTTTAGTAAGAATTGCATCAACAGTTAATTCACTATTACTTAAATATCCCATAATATTTTTATTATTCTTTGTTTATAAATATAATAATTTTTAAATTTCGTTATTCTACTTCCAAAATAGGTTCGGAAGAATCTCTACCAGTTTTATTTACTTTTAATGTATTCGGATTAGATATAAATGTTTCAATCGGAGAACTACCATCTAGTGTAGTTGCCGCAGTATTTTTAGAACCCTTAAAGAAACTATTTTGTAATCCCCTAGTTAAATCGGAAGTAAATTTATTATGCGTTGGTAAATATCCATTTACATTTGTTACTTCTATTACATTGCCCCCAACTGTTGGACTATTTGGTGCACCGAATGGTTGAATATTTAATCGTGTTTCAGTATAAGTTTGAATATCCGAAACATATCCACCACGTGGGTCTCCCAATCCGTTTGCAGATGCGGTAATTGCAAATTTTTGTATAATTCTTTCTTTTTCTTCCGTAACTAATTGTACTTTAATTCGTTCTTTAACAACTCTATTATCTTTATTAAAATAAGTTCTAATCGCGGAACCGTTTTGTGCGTATATACCAAACCCAATTGTTTCAAATTCAGTTTGTCCTATAACTTGATTGGAATTTATAATATCAATTTCAGTTACAATTGTAGGGGTTCCTAAATCTGCATCTATAGTTATTTCTTTTTGATAATAATCCGAATTAAAAACAAAATTAGAATTCATATCAATAGTAGAATCCTGTTGATAATTTTCAGCCAATAAATTATTTACCGATGCAGTTGAAATCAATGCTTCATACTGATTGTTTTCTACCGTTAAATTTTCTGATAAATTGGCATCTATTAATGTTTCTTTTTGAATATTTTCAAATGAAATAACACTAGTATCAGATAATTTTATTTCAGTTTCTTTCTGATAATCATCTGCAGTAGGTTTTTTGTGAACAACTTTACTTCTTTCTAAAAAGTGTGGTTCTATTAATAAACCAGTAGTTGCTTTAACCCTCGCAGGCAACATCTTTTTTAAATCTTCAAACATAGATTTCTCATATAGTTTGATTAGATTTATGTAAGCATATATATCTCTATTATCAAATCTTTGGAAATAATAATTTCTTAAATTATCCAATGATTTATAATTTGGTTTATAATCATCCGATGGGTCACCAATGTAGTTATCAATATTTAACCCACCAAAAGTTTTAGCAATATCCATATTCAACTCTTTTGTAGGAGAGAAGAATAAACCAACTCTGTTAGAATCAGTTGGAGATTGGTCAAATGCTTTTTTAGTTGCTCTACTTTTTGAAGATAAATCTACACCAACACTTCCAGATATTTTTTGATTAGTTAAAGTATATTGGTCTTCGAATCTAACTTTATTAGTTGAAAATCTACTCGCTCCACCATCTGGATAATCCATTACAATTGTTCTATCGATTACTTCAAATTGAAATGGATATTCACTTATAGATGGGAAATTAAATGCCGATGCTGATAATAATGGTGTAGTGTTTACCGAATACAATGAAGCAGTAGTTCCATTTTCATAATCATTTCTAGTCAATCCATTTTCAAAATAAATGTTAGTATCAACATTTATTAACGAAGATGTTTGTGCTAAATTTTTAGGATATTCAAAATCTAAACGGAAATATAAATCATCGGTTGAAGATGAAACACTATTTCCATTAATCATTTCAGGAAATGAAACGTGTTCATAAAATCTTTCAGTATCCAATACTTCAGACCATAAACGGAATTCATCCACACTACCAATATAGTTTCCACCCAATCTAATTGTAGAACCATTATTCCAATTTGTATAATTAGAAGATGATATTGATTCTTGGAATATAGTTCTTTCTTTATCGGCTTGTCTTACATCCAATTTTAATCCAGCAGAACCACTACTTACAGATATACCAAAAAATTTACCATTAAATATTGGTAATGTTGAGGTTTCTATTGATAGTGACCCACTATAATTAAATTTAACTTTACCATAATCACTATTTGTAGAACCACTTAAATTTACATTCCAGCCACTACCACTTATTAAAGTATATTGGGATGATTCTAATGGTTTTACAAATAATTCAATCGTATTTGGTTTAAGACTAGAAGTATTATTTGTTTGTTTCCACTCCATCTGTATTGATGAAGTTAATGCCATGTTAAGACCCGTAGTAATATTATCTATTACCAACTTACTTTTAGATGTATCGTTTATTTCAGGACCTCCAAATTCTAAAATTGAAAGATTAGATGATGGAATACCATAACATGCCATCAATGCGTGAATACCTCTCCTAGTACCTTTATGTTTTAGTAGATATGGTAAGTTATTTACAATTCTTCTCCAAACTTCGTTAGTTCTTTGTTTGGCCGGATTTGATTCTTTATCATTACCTTCTTTATCCTTGCCAAATACATAACTCCACAAATCGGCATCAGCTGCTAAATTTTTAGCATCCCAACTAAATGATTTTAATGTATCAAAAAGTAATTTGTCAGAAATGCCATCTTTTGCTTTATATCCTAAACCTCTACTTTTTTCAATTGATTTTGTATGGAAATAGATATTATCAAAATGATGTCCAATCATTGAGAAGAATAATAATAAACTTTCGTTTTCATCATTATTAACAATGAATTGAGGTATATTGTTTAATACATAATTTGAATTATTGGCATCATATATATTTGCAAGTTCTTCTATATTATTGTACCAATTTTTAACTTCGTTAGATGTACTCAATCTTCGATTAGCACCATTGTAGGGCCAACTTAAAGAAGATGATGTGTATAAGAATTTTTCAAATCCATCAAATCCGTTTATTAATTGATTTTTCTTTAATTGTTGTCTTTCTGCTTCTTGTATAGATGGTAACGAACCACTATGTGCCTGTGATGCGTTAGCTGCTGATAGAGCAGTTTCATATAATTCAATTAGTTGTATTTTATATACAAAGTTATCAATACGTTCATTTGCAGAACTGAAATGAACAAAATTCTCCCATAAATAAGTAGAACCAGACGAGTATTCGATATTTAATTCATCCGTAGTTATTAACGATGAACTTAAATATAGTGATACTAACTCATTAGAAGATGTGGAACCACTTAATATTATATTATCTAATGATTCGTAATTAGTAGATTGTCCTTTTACAAAGTCTACATCAATTGTAAAATTTGGTCCTTTTATTGGTGGACAACTTACATCATTATTTTCTGTTAATACAACCGTTTCAATTAAAGGATTACTCATTAATTTTGTAATCCAGAATGTTGAATTATTCTGTATATTAGCAGGTAATGGTGAATATAGTTTTAATATAATTGAATTAACAACATCATTTGGAGCAACAAATGTATTACCTAAATTATCTGTAGACTTTTTAGATAATGTAAAATCATCAGTTTCCCAAGATGAAATTATAATTTGCTCATCGTTTCCAAAATTAGCAAGGTGTGTTAGATACTTACTTTCTTTTGAAGGTTCATCGATTTTTAATTTTTCAGAAAAAGCATTAAATAAAGCGTTAGTAATTATATCTTCATTTAATGAAAGTGTTGGTAGTGTTAATTTTGTCAACACTTCGTATTCATTACCAATTAACTCCTCTGCTCCACTTCGATTATATGGTTTTAGTATTAATGTTATATTAGTACTACCAACCCAGTTAGGATAATTTTCTCTTAATTTTTTAAGATTAATTTTTATAGAACCGTTTGGTGGTTGATTACTTAATAATCCAATTTTACTACCATCTTTTTGTTTTAACCAAACATCAACTGATGAAACTGCAAAAGAGGAATATGAAACTTCATAATCAATATTATAATCAGAAAACGATGGTACATCGATTGATTCTGCATATATGACTTCCGTAATAGCAGGGAAATCATTTATAGCAGTAAATGTTAAAATCACCTCAACTCTAGTTCCTGTTCCAAATTTTTTACTGGTTGGAACAAAAAATATTTTTTTAGAACCGTAAACCTCATTAAAATCTTTTTGAAAGAATATAGTTACTTCTTTGTCACTAGCTGGAATTTCTAAAACTTTATCAGCCGAAAGATATACTAAAACGGAATCTGCGAATTCAGTATTAAATGGAATTACTATACTTTTTTCTGTATCCGAATCTTTTACATTAACATTATATTGTATTTGATTTAATACTACTGTAGGTGATTCGGATTTAATTTCTCTTTCAGCTTCAATTACAACACCTAAACCTGAATTTAATAATGATGCTGGTACTCTAAATGCATAATTTTGTTTTGTTAACCTATCGTAGTTAACAGAATCTGAACCAAATTGTTGAGCAATTCCAGAATATATGTTTTTGATAAAAATACCATCTGGTACATTACCTTTAATTTCAAAGTTAACAAACCCCCCATCTAAAATATTTTTGGGTATTGTAGAAATTCTGTTATCATATAATTGCAATTCTCCATCTACAACTATATTATCTTCAAATACAATTTGATATTTTAAACTTAAAGTAGTTAATTCCTTTATATTAGAATTAAACAAAACTTCATAACCAACCATTGGATTATCAACGGTTACCACGTCTGCAGGTGGTGTTGGAAGTGTTTGAGTTCGTTGTAATACCTCTGTTTTAAATCTTAAAGTTATTGTTCCGAAATTGAAGTTTTGGGTTTGTTGTTCTTCCCATACATCATCTATTAATGAATATTCTGTAACACCGATTCCCTCAACTATTTCATTCGCAAATTGTAGTTGTTTAGTATTAATTATAAATTTTGATAATACTTTTCCATTATCTAAATTTGCAGTATAAGTTTTAGGACCATTAAATTGTAAAGATGAATTATATACAATATCAACGGATTTACCATATCCAGCAGATACACCTTCTTCAAAAAATTCTAAATCATTAGTTTCACTTACTAAATAAATTTTTAACGAAGATGGTGGGTTAGTTGGTCTATACGTGGGGGCATTGTAAGGACCAGTTTGACCTGTATTCCTAGTACTTCCGTTATTATTAAAATCCGGATAAGCGTAAAGGCTTTCTTGTTCTGCCATTATTTGTTTTTATTTTATATAAATACTTTAATATTATTTTATTTGATTGCACCTCTTGGTCTCGGTGTAGGAGAAATTCCAGGATTAAATTGTCCAGTTTGTCCTCTAGTATCTTCAACTAAACCTGTTTCAGATGGTATAGTTTGTTCACCAGTTCCTCCTCCTGTTGAAGTTGGAGTAGTATCCGTTGGTGGATTATATTCTGGTACTGTTACAGGAGCCTTCTCTTCTACTACAGGTATTTTTGGAGGAGGTTGTAATGCAGGTGGTTGTGGTGGTATAACTTCAACTGGAGTAGGTGGAGTTACATTTGGAATACCTTCAAATGATACTGCCACTAATTCTGGAGAATACACATTTCTTACAATTTCTACTTTAGTATCGTACGCTTGAACTAAATTTTCAATCTGTTTTTTAACTTCCTCTACCCCAAATTCAACAGGTAACTTTTCATATTTTACAACTCTTCTATTTAATGTTTTTATATTAAATGTTATAGAATTATTTAAAATGTTTTTTATTTCATTTAATAAATAATTAAAATCATATTGGTCACAATCATCAAATCTTTTTTCAGATGGAGACCCGAATGTGGATTGAGCAATATCATAGTTTTTATTGTTTAACCAATATACAACACTATCTCTAAAATCTGTAAATATTTTAGTCTTAAATGCATTAAAATTACTTAATCCAAAATCTTTTTTAAGAACTGATTGAAAATCATTTCCAAATTTTGCTACCAATGCATCATCTATAGATTGTAAAGATGTTCTTTCAAACGCATCCAACCCATCTAATATATTTTTTTTATAATATTTAAAATCTCTATTTAGATTGTTTAAGTTTAAAAATTGTTTAGTATTAGTTGCGTTTATTTCAGAACTATTGGTTTTTAATGGTATAATACGAACCTCTTCTCTTGATGGAGATATTTCATGTATCCAAACTCTTTCTAATTCATTTTCACTACCAACTCTACTACGAACGAAATTAATATTAACTTTAAGAATACCGTTTGTAAACCCTAAATCATTTAATAATTTTTCAATATTAATAGCAAGTTCTTTTTTCCCCAATGTATTAGTAAGTGAATACATATATGAACCTATGCTATTTTTTTTTATGTATGCAACATTTTTTCCTGATTTTTGGGGTAAAAGTATATTATTAATATCGTATACAGATACTTCCATCACATCATACTTACACTCACCAAATTCGGTTTCTTGTTTTTCGTTTTTTGTAACAATAAACAAATCTTCTGCAAGGAGAAACTGCCCTTCATTGGTTGAATTTGAATTTATGCTATCAAAATTTGTATATTTTCTAATACTCATAGTTTAATATATTAATATGAACCTGGATTTGCTTTTACAATATTACATGGATATTCTTTAAATTCAGTTGTACCATCTTTTTTAGTTGCAATAACTTTTATAGTTCCTTTATATTCCGTTGTATTACCCCATCCCCATGGCCATTTTTCTTCTGATTCAGCCCTTTTTGGTACTGCGTTTGCATTTATTTTAAAGTCAATAGTTTCATTTCCACCACCAGCTAAATCAAAATTATTCTTCGGCACGGTTACCCAATTCCAATTATTGGCTAATTTAAGTTGAAATGTTATATTTACAGGTTGAGTATCGTTGTTTGTTATAGCCAACTGACCACCTGCCTCCCATTTGGTTGAGTTATAATCCTTCGCATTAATTTTACCAGCCAATCCTTTTGTTATATCGGTTCTAGTTGTTGCACCTGACCACTTAATGATTGTGGTTTTAACTAAAATATCACCACCACTTGCTAACGCAGTATTAGATGCCGATTGTTGAATAGCCTGTTGTTGTTGAACTGCGCCTAATTGAGATTGTAAACCTTCTATAATTGAATTTAATGAATCAATCTGTTTAATCAATGCTTCAATTTGTGCTTTAAATCCTGCGTTTTGAGATTGTAAAGATGCTCTTAAAATAGATTCATCTACTGATTTTTGCACTGCAGATTGTATCTGTGTTGCAAATTGCTCAATCACTTTTGATAACGCATCCAGTTGATTAGCCAATACATCATTGGTTTGCTCTATTGATAATCGTTTATTAGTTTCAGATAGTACTTTAGATGTTAACGTATTGATTTCAGAATTTAAAACTTCAATATCTGTTGTTAATTTTTCGACTTGTTTTCTTAAATCTCTATTAGCAACAACCTCATCATCATATAGTGGTTTAGGTACTAAATTAAGGTTTACTTCAGGAATATTTGGCTTTAATTCCTTAACTTCAGTATCAATTGCTTTTAAAAGTTCAACATTATCTAGTTTGGATATAACTAAAGGTTTAAACACTAAAGATGATGCTACATTATCTTCATTAACTACGGTTACACCATATTCATTTTTAGAAACTGCGGCAGAACCTGATACTTTTAGAATATTTTCTAAATCAGTATTTCTTTTTTCTTCCAATTTTAATGCAATTGCTTCTAATGATGTTAATGCCATTATTATACTATTTGAAATGTTAATTTATCATCAATTATAGTAGATATTTCACCATCAATTATTTTTAATTTTAATCTATATGTTCTATACAATGGTAGTGTATTTAAATCTAAAATAAAATAATTGGATGTATTATCACATGAAATTTTAGTATATTCTCCAAATGGATATATAACATCATCTGTTACATAATCTTCCAATTGATAATATGATGTTGTAGGTAAATATTTTGATTGGTCATATTCAAATGTTGTTGAAAATGACTTTAAAGGAAACATATCTCTACCTTTAATTCTAATTTTTATCTTACTATCTTTACTATATTCCGTTTTTAAATTGGTAATAATTACTTTATAATCATCTTGAGCAGAACCAGTAACTGGTAATAAACTGCCTGTTACAAATGATACATCATTCCAAACTACTTCTAATTTTGGCTCATATATAGTAGTAGTTTCTTTAGAAAAGAATTTCAATACACCATAATCTAATGCATTTTCTTCGTTTTCTAATCCATGATGTACAATAAATCCATTATTTGGTATAGAACCACTTAACCAGCTATTAACTATACCTGTCACATTAATTCTGATATCAGCATCTTCATAGTTATAAGATTGAGATGCTTGAGATGCAGTATACCACGTTCCCCCTTCCGCGTTTGCAGAACCAGTTGTTCCTGGCGTAAATACCGCAGTTCCTGCAGTAACATTATCTTGCCAAGTATCAACACCATTTCGGTATTTCCAACTTACACCATCCGATGTAATATTATCAAATTTAGTACCCGTTCCCATTGTCCAACTTTGCGAAACTGCGTTCGCGTGTATTGTATATTCTAAAGGAATTTCTTCTGCTTGAGAAGATTTTAGATTTAAATAAACAATAGAACCACTTGGGATTCCCATATTAGCTACATCAAATTTTATTAAGGTTCTAGCTATATCTTTAGCGGAACCATAATATAATTTACCAACCTCTAATATCTCATCTCTACCTGCATTTTGGTCTGGTTGTTGTAAGTAGATACTGGCATCGAACGATGATGTGAATAATTTATGCATATTATAAAGCTCTTCCTTTTATATCTTTGTTAGGGTATTTTACTTCGAAAATGCAAGGGTCTAAAGATGGATATACTATCTTACCTCGAGTTGCTTCATCGATGTTGTATTTATTTGGTGAATAATTTCCATCTCCACCACATAAATTTGATATCTTTACGGATGGTACACTCATTACTCCTTCCACGTTTGCAAGTATTAACTCTAATTCAGAAATGTTTATTGGTTTATTAAATGTCCAATTATCAATGTTAAAATAATCTTGCACTTTAACTAAACAATTGGTAACAACTTCTCTTTTATTGTAGTTTGAATAACATATTACATCAAAGTCAACACCTATATTTACAACAAATCCATCAATCATATTCACCGCATCTGTAATCATTCGATACTCTCCTAAATATGTTTTTAGGTTCTGTTTAACTGCCTGATTTATTGGAGTTAAATGTTTATTAACATCATACCCTAAAACATACATATTAATTGCAAATGGGTTATTTACTTCATTTAATGATGATTTTTTAGTTGAAAGATACTTAATCAATTCACCTTGGATGTCCGATTTACTCATACCTTTAAATCCATCTACTAAATTAGTAAATTCTGCAATAGATGCCGGACTAGATAAAATTGAAGCAGGTGAATTATTATCTATCTCTCCATCTTGAGATACATATACTTTCGCAACTGAACCATATCTTTCTGGTAGTGATAATGCCCTTACTATATAATCCTGTTTAGTTACTGCTCTGTTTTGTGAACCAAATGTTGCTAAAGCATTTTGTCTAATTTCTTCAATAGATTCGGCTCCTCTACCACCTATTGCAGGTTCTAAATTTTCTACTGCAATCGATGATTTAAATGAATTATACATTCCAACAATTCCAGTTGGTATGGCCAATAAATCATCATCAAATTCAATTTTTTGAATTTTCGTTAAATCACCAACATTCACATTTGATGCAATTCCACCACCTGTTAAATATTTTATAGTTAATACTTGTCCAGCAGGAGCTATACCAAATGTATTTGTTTTTAAAAAATTGGATGGGTCAATTCCTTGATTTAATCTATTAATAGAATTTGCCAAACCTAATCCTATATTTTTTGTATTAGGTAAAATTTGCTCATCTCTTAAATTAACATCACCACTACCAAATTGTATTTCGGTTGTATTATCTGAATTAATTTTTACAGAAAATCTACGAGGTACTTTTTGTACTTCTAAAATATATGGTACTGAACCAGAATAATATGATAATTCATTCACATTAGGTTGTTCTACAAATATACTTTCTTGAGCCAAATATGGAACTTCGTAATATTTGTTATTATTAGAATCTGCTATTGATACTATTTGTATAATGTTAGTTTCGGATAATTGGATAGTTGGATAATCCGTATCACTACCCAATGTAATACCAGTAGTATTTTCTCTAGCTGATATGGCTTTAATTTTTTTAGATACTAAATATTGAGTAGGAGTACCTGTTATAGCATCCCTTTCATATACTTCAATTGTCCTATCAGTTGGGTTTGCAAAATCAATTGCATCAGTTGTTATAAACGATACATTACTATTTGTGGATGATTGTACCTCAAATCCAGCTTTTATTTTAAAGTAGAATCTAGAATCAGCTTCATAATTTGTACCACTGTTATTTTGTGCATTATACACCGATGGTATTAATTGATAAACGGTTAATGTAGTTATAGCAGGTGAAGTTACTTTGGGCTTATACCCCATAGATTGTGCCAATGATACCACATTTTTACGTTCCGTAGCGTGTGATAACATTGATTCTTTTAATTGAGTATCTTGGTAAAATGAAAGAACATCTCCAATTGCTGCAGCTTGTTCAATAAACACCATACCAGGTGATGCTTCATTAAAATCTGAATATGTATTTGGGAAATAGGTTTTAGTAAAATCTATCAAATTTTGCTTAAACGTAGCAAAATCTTTACCAATGTAATTGATGTTTTTTGTATCACTACCCCAACTTGTATTTGATGGATTAATTGCCATTACTAATTATTTATATTTATTTGTACTGATTCTGTTAAATTTGGATTTGATGCTAACGCAAATTGAATGTCTAACGATATTCTGTTTGTATCAATATCATTATCATCGTAATCAAATACTATTGAAGTTAAACTTAAATATGGTAACCAAGTATCAACTGCATCTACAATAGATGTTTCAATTCTTGATTCAATTGTAGCACCATCCATCTGTTCAAATAACACCAACCAAACATCACACCCAAATTCAGGATTCATTAATCTTTCTCCCTTTTTTGTTAGTATTAGGTTTTTTAAATTATCTTTTGCTTGAGTTAGAGTAGTGTAGTTTGTAGAAAATACGCCATTAGAATTTGAAGATTTATTTATCCCAATTCCTAATATTTTATAATCATTTTCCGCTAAATCTGCTACTTTTACGTTACCTAACTCTATTGCCATTATTTAAATCGTTTTACTAATTCTGAATAATCTCTTGTTAATGCTTTTATTGTAGCATCCTGTAATCCATCACCAGTTGATTCCAATTGTTGTGGAATGTTTTGAGGAATATTTGATTCTCTAAAATCCATAGTTTCCCAATCACTTTCATCAACCCTTAATTCTGGTTTAATCATATCTAATACACTTCCAACTGATTGGGCTCCCTCTTTACGTTGCTCTGCTGAAAATGGTTGAGTCATATTAAGAATCTCATTAATCATCGGGTCTTTGGAAAATTCCTTTTTGATTTGAGGTTTTGGTTGAGGTTGCACTACTTTTCTACTTTGTTGTAACGCGGAAGTTGCAGCCTCAAATGGGTCTACCGATTTAATTGCTTCCTTTAGAGTAGGAGCGGTTGATTTTTTTGGTAAATTTAAAGTAACCGCACCAGATTTGATAAGTTTAGCAACTTCTTCTTTCACTTGTGCTTTTACTTCATTCTTAACCACTTCTTTAATTAGTGATAATAAAATGTCTGATTTCATAAAAATTATTGTTCTATTTGTTAATAAATATAATAAGTTAAAATTTACACCGATTTA